AATGACCGTGAGGGGATCGACCAACTCAAACAGCATGTCCTGTATCCCCGAGTAGATCTCGGGATGGAACGGCTTCTCGTTCCTCTTGAGGAGGATGAGGTTCTTCAGCGACCTCTTGATGGCTTCCTCGTCCCTCCTGACCGCCACATCCCCCGAAAGGGGGTTGCGGTCGAAGTTGATGTCGAGATCCAAGGATGTGTTCTGAACCTTAGCCATGGTCACCTCAATGCAAGTTCAAGTTCAATGTAGTCTCTCGCCTGTCGGAAGACGGCTTCAAACGATTCCTGCTTGGAGGGTGTCCTCTCGGCACCGAACCACTCCAAGATGATGAATCCGATGTAGAGGTCTCCCTTCATAATCGGAAGCACCGAGTATGCCGTGATCCCGTTGGCGTTGTTGTATGAGCGGAAGTAGCCTTCCTTCATGTCCATCGACCAATGCAGCCTCGGGATGTCTGTTCTCATGGTTTCAATGAGATCCCAAAACATGGTGACGAGGATGTTCTGTAGGTTGGCACCGTCGTATGGGATACCGATTTCGCAGGACTCATGCGTCATGCTGAACTTCTTCATCGGAGTGCCGTCTAGGAACTTGCCGCCGTTGTGGAAATGACCGATCCTCGCCCTGTCGGCACCTGTCTTGATGCGCAAGGTGGTGAGGGTCTCATGCACGACGGTGTGCTTGCTCTGGAACGAGGAGTTCTTTGGCGATATCGATGCTTCCTCTATAGCCTTGCTCTCTTGCACCCTGATCTTCATCCTGCTGTAGAAGATCCCCGCAAAGATGCCTCCGAGAACACCCGAAACGGCAAGTCCAAAATCGAACCAAAGTGACAGATTCGCCCACATCTCCGTCAGCCCCCACAGAAGACATTGTTGCTTCCCCTAGCGCATGCCGATCCGCAATGCACGGGATCCCCGACCCTAGCCGCAGGACGGCTATTGATGAAGACCGACGAGGACCCCTCGGCAGTCTTGCTGCTGTGACAAGAAGGACCACAGCAATGCGTAGCCCAACCGTCTCCCTTCCTGTGCCATCCAAGGCTGTTCACGAAAACATTCTTGGATCCCTCTATGTTGTTCCTCGGGGGGAAGCATCCGTGACCCGAGCAGATGTCCGTGTGTCGATGTGCCGCTGGCATACTTCCTCCTATGGACAGTTGTCGGAGAAGTAGCCCCTCTCCTTCATCGTGGTGAGGTACTCCTCGTTGGTCACAGGCTTACCATCGATGAAGAACTGATTCCTGATATTTAGGATGAACTCATCCCTGTCTGAGGACCAGTTGTTCAGCGTCTTGATCGTGAACACACCGTCGATGTACCTTGAGGTCGGTGCGGAAGAATCGAAAGCCCTCGCCGTGAACACGATGTCTTTGTCGATCCCAAATCCTCCCCTGTGGAGGGAAGCGGATCCCCTCTCGGCGTAGTTGTCCTCGGTGAACTTCTTCGGTCCCTGCTCACCGTAATCAAAACCAAAAACAGCCTTCGCTTCCTCGGCGAGCGGGTCCTCGGGAAGACCTTCGGGAGGCACACCAAACTCCTCAGGAAATATGTCATCAAGGTCATCGACCCTGCCGAAGATGTTCCCTGTGTCGATATTCAATGTCAGGCTTGGCGGGAATGTGCCGCTAACGATGGCGAACTTCAGCGATCCTCCCGAAGTCGGTGGCGATCCTCGCTGAGAAACATAGGTAGCCCTGAGCCTTACCGACATGGAGCATGACTCGACGGTGTCTCCGTCACGAAGGAACCGCTGCTTCTCGTAGATCGGACGGTTGGGGAAGGTCTCGTTGTAATCCTTGTTGAGGATGGCGGGGGACAACCATTCGATCTCGTCATAGGTGGACGATGTCGAGTTGTCCTGTTCCTTGATGTTGAGGGCTCCGAACTCCCTGTCGGGGTAGTAGAACTCAATGGGGTTCTGCCCCGTCATCCCAAACGGCATCAGAACTCTCCCGAGTCGATGGTGTCATCAAGGCTCCTGACGGTGACATCGGGAGATTCGATGACGATGTTCGGGTCGGTTCCATACGGAACAGGCTCGGGCTCGGGCGTGGGCACGGGCGTGGGCGCAGCCGCAAGCGCAGCCCCGAGCGCAGGCGCACCCGCAGCCGAGGCGGCGACCTGCAACGGATCCACCACGGGACGCTTGCCGCAGGTGATCGTCGGTACGCTTCCTTGAATCGCCGCACCAAGGTCTCCGATGGCATCGCCGATCCTGCCGACGATGTCGGTGATCCCCTCCGAGACAGCCTGTAGGGCGGGAAGGGTGACCCCGTTGATGGCAAGCATGATGTCGTTGAGGCTCGGGATGCCCTCGACCCCATCGCCGAGGTCGATGTCGATCTCGGGGAGTTTGCTCATAAAGCCGCAGATGTCGATGTCGGGGACCTTGGAGAAGTCACCCCTCTGTGCGGTCAACTCGTTCAATGACTGCTTCGATTCCGTAAAGTCGGTGGCGACGGGGGGATTGACCATGCCCTTGATAGACACATCCTCGCTCGTCACGGCAGACACCTTTGCCTCCGCACCGAGTTTCATGTAGTTCTCCGTGTTGCCCTCGGTCCCGCTCGGAGTGGTCACCGCACCCTGAGTCGCAGCGGACTGAGGCGTGTTGGATACGGGAATCTTGTTTACGGGGATATGGAAACACATATCTTTTCCTCCGTGCTAGTCCTCTCCTCTTGACTCGTACTGACCGATCCTCTGTACGAGCAACCTCTCTTGGTCAAAGGCACTACCAAAGTCGGTCAGACGCTTGGGTCTCTCAACCAAGTAAGCGACCTCATCATCGCTGTAACCGAGGAGAAGTTCGACGGACTTGGGACGCAGACCTGGATACTTGGCTCTGATCCTTTGCCTGTCCTCCTCAAAGAGATCCTCATACTCCTGCTCGGCTTGCTGCCTCGTAGGTGCGGGGGGTAGTTCGGGCGGGGTGGGTGTCGGCTCCCTGTTCGTGACCTTGGGGTCGGGCGGCGTGAATGCGTTGATGAGGGAATTGACGAAGCCCCTCAACTTGTCCATGAAGGTGCTGACCTCAGATGGGTTCTCACCCTCGGGGTTGAGGTCGATGCGTGGTGCCATGATGACCATGTTGCCCTCGCTCGACAGGGTGTAGGTGCCACCCACCTTGTGGAGTGCGTTACCCTTCACCTCCGTGGTCATGTTGCCGTTGACGAGCATTTTCACATCGCCGAGGACCTCAATCTCAAGATCCTTGCCCATCTTGACCTTGAGGGTCTTGTCGGCGTTGAAGGATGCGTTACCCCTAACGAGGATCATCTTGTCATTGAGCGTGATGTCCCATGCGTTGCCCACAACCTTGTGGACCTCGCTGCCCTTGGGATGGATTTCCGTGAACGACCCCGAGCAATGGTAGAAGTGAAGCCTCTCTGCCTTCGGGGTATCGTCGTATTCGATGATGTGTCCCGCCTGAGACTCGTACACATTGTTGAATGGGTACACGGCGGCGTAAGGAGTCTCGGGCTCCGACCAAAATCCGTAGAGTGCCGTCGAGCATCGCTCAAGGCTGTCACGCTTCTTCCTGACGATGGTGTTCTCAATCTGCTCGTTTCGGGCGAGGCGGTTCGTGTCAGCCTCGTCCATCCTTGAGATGAGCGGGTAGAGACCATCGGGATCGGTGAATCCCTTGTTCGGGTCTATGACGGGATTCTTCGGCAGTTGGTAGGGCTTCAGACCGACATCGTCCTTCGCCTCCTCCAACTGAGAGAGGATCTCACGCTTCTTCGATTCGATGATCTGAGCCGTCAACCTGCGGCTCGTCTCGGCATCAACGAACGGGTATCCCGTCTGAGGTATGTTGGGAACCGTTATTGAGACTGTGTTGATGCCGCCGAGGGTGCCGAAGACCACGGGCTCCTGTGCGTTCAGCCCGTCACGGTAGAAGCCTATGACCCATGTCCCTTGGAGAATGCCTGTCGGGGACCAACCCTTGCCCGACATGGATGCGCTGTTCGTCGGCATCACGACATGCGACCACGGAAGGTCGCTTGTCGGGATCTCGGACTTGTCATCCGTGTGCCATCCGAGGATGCGCACACGGACACGACCGATCTTGAGAGGGTCGTAGATGTCCTCCACGACACCCTGCCACCATATGAAGCCGTTCTTGCCGAGGAAGTCGGGGCGGATGGGTTCGTGATTGTGCATCAGTTCTCCACCGCAAGTTCGGGCTTCTTGAAGTCGGTGATCGCCTCGGGGAGGGAGTCACGGGACAGAGTCATAACCATGGTGTGTTCCCTATCGGTGACCGTGTGCTTCACGGTGGTGACGAGGTACCGACCACGCATGTAGTCATCCTCGTACTTGTCGGCTTTCTTGGTGGACTCGGGGGCGGGGATCCTCAGTTCGATGACCTGACCGACCTTCACATTCGTGTCACCATGGCACTCCACGATAAGATTCATGGAATGGATCTGATTCAGTAGGCTCTGCCGAAGGAGTACCGTCTCCTCAGGCTCGCTGTTCGACACGATCCCGTTCACGGTATATGTCGTGTTCGGGTAGTACTTGAGGCTTGACTCAACCGCCTTGGTGTAGTCCGTCTTCTCTGCGGGGAGCAGGGGATACTGCTCGACATGAAGACCCTGCCTGTAGAAAGACTCGTCGTAATTGAAGTGGACCGTCTTCCAAGACTTATTGACCAAGTCGTGGGCAAGCATTGCCGACGAGAGCATCCCGAGGCTCTGCTGCTTGACTCTGTCCGATATGTCCTCGACGGTCATGGTGATGATGTTCCGCAGTTCGGACTCCATCATCCTCTCACCCGTGACGCTGCGGAACCCCTGCACATAGTCCGTGTAGGTGAACTTCGGCGGCTGTTGCTTCAGCCGTGAGATCGGGACAAAGTGGTGTCCGTCAGAGTTCTCGTAGAAGACATAGTCGCAGAGCGAAGTGTCGTACTTAGAACGGGCCTTGTGAGCCAACCAGTTGATCGTGTAAAGCGGCGACCAATAGGGTATGACATAGGATCGGGTGTCATATGTCTCCTCGACCGTCCTCAAGGGGATCCTGTCATCGTCATTGGCTTCCTTGATCGCACCAACCGCCGCTCCTGCGACCGCAGCAGCGACACCTACGATGGGTCCCGCAACACCACCGATCATGCCACCTGCGACTGCACCCTGCAATGCCGCCGAGAGGATGCCGCTGTTCTCCTCGTCCGTCCGTGCTAGGTACTCAAGGTAGATGTTCTCCACCATCTTGGACACGGGCATGCGGGGGAACGACTTCGACACCTTCTTCTGCATGCTCTTGAACGCATGGTCGGACATGAATTCGACCCTGACCATCTGCGTGAAGGGCTGCGCCGTGGCGACCTTGACCGAGATCTTGTAGGTTCGGAAGACCAACTTGACGAGCGGGGATCCCTTGTAAGGTGTCTTGTATTTGACCGTCAGGGTCTCGGCACCGATGATCGGGAAGTGCTTGATGAGGTTCATGGTGTCGATGAGCGTGACGCTCCCCGACATGCAGTTGGAGAAGATGTCCTCGTAGATCGTGAAATTCTGAAAGATGCCCTTCAGGCTCAGGTTGAAGCCCGTGTAGGAGCGAAGGACGATCTCATCGATCACCACATCGCCAGGTCTCATCATCGTTTGGTCATCGATCTCGGGCATGGTGTCCTCAGAACAGGCTGCGGAAGTCCCTCAGGACGAGGTCGATGTACTCAGGTCGCATCACCCTGACCCTGCGCTTTCCCTCGTTGATCCTCTCCTCATGGACTATGTTGGTCACGACCGTGGCGTTGCCGAGGTCATCGCCGACCTCGTTCTCGCCCATCGGGATGGTCTCCGACCTGCCCAAGGCGTACTTGTCGATGAGCGGGATCGGATTGCCTTTGGCGGAGAACCAAGGGGAGATCTCCTCCTGCGCCGAGTTCTCAAACCGATTGAGGGCGTACCTGTTGTCATCCGTGATCCTGACGAGCGGCACCGTGATCGTCTTGCCTCGGGAGTTCACCGTGGTGATGTCCCGTGTTAGCAGCGTTCTGTCCGAGATGACTGAGGTCTGCCTACCCGCTTCTCCAACAAGTCTGAACGATCCACTCACGGAGCCAACAACCACCTTGTAGAGATTCGGGTCCCAAGAGACCACCTCTGCCGTGGCGACCACGGAGCCCGATGCGTCCTTCTGTTGGATCAGGTCACCCTTCGCAAAATGAGGCACCCTCCTGTCGAGTGGACGATCCTTGTCCTGATCCCACAGACCCACAGGATCGATGAAGAGTGCCTTACCCGAGTAGGAAGCCTCCATCTGCTTCTCCATCTCGTTGATGCTCATCGGCCAAGAGAAGAACGGATCGTGGATCTCGTTGAAGAGGAGGATCAGCCAATGGTAGTCGGCTCGACCGTAGACCCTGTACGCAAGGGTCTCGGGCTTCTCCTCGTCCTCGACGGTGTATTCAAGGGCTGCGGAGGCAGCGTCACGAAGCGAGTCGAGGATCTTGCCACGGACGAGTATGTCCTTGACGATGATCCTGCCGCCCCCCTCGTTCGGATATGCCACGCTAGGAAGGAAGTCGAAGTATCCCATGGTTCACCTCAGGCAGTCGGAACCCCAACCACATCGATGCCAAACCTCTCACGGGTCAGGATCTCAAGTTCGCTGAAGGTCAGGTCCAACTTCATCTTGGTCGGGGAAGACCCGAAGTCATCCGACTCAAATGTCGAGAACACGGTCTCCTCTCCATATGCGACCTTGATGTCCTTGAGGGCGCACTTGAAGATGTATGGCATGTATGTGTTGTTCTTGCCGTCGCCGTGCAGGAAGTAGATCTGAAACTCTGCGGGGTAGTCGAGGAACCTTCCGTTGCCCTCCGACCTCTTGGGGTGGGCGAAGAACTTGAGGATGTTCACGATCTCATGGCAGTTGAGCATCTCCGCACGGCTCTTCGGTAGGAAGGTGTAGGCGAAGGAGAACTCCCTCCTCTTGACCTCCTTGAAGATGTGGAGATTCATGGGATTGATGACCTGCCTCTGCTGCGCCGAGGCAAACTTACCGAGCGTTCCCGCTTCGATGCCGACCTTGCTGCCGAGGTCATCAAGGACCTTGAGGTTGGACATGGCGATCTTCTTGCCGATGTCCCTAGCCACCTCTGCGTTCCCTTCAGCCAAAGCCTTCGGCAACTTGAGGATGTCCATGCCGCTCATGTTCGCATCCTCGTACTCAAACCCGTATCCGAAGTTCATGTTGGTGGGCATGTACAGGTAGATCCTGTGCATCACGGGGGCAGTCGCACCCGCAAGACCCGTTTGCTCCTCGGTGTACGAATCCCTACCCAAGCCCTGTCCTTGGAGGTTGCCGCCGACGAACGCATCTGCCAACACGCTGACGAGAGTTCCCGCCGCACTAGCCGCACCTTGGATACCCGCACCGACGATGTCACCGATGTCTGCGACTCCCTGACCCGATTGGGCGTTCTGTTGGGCGGCACCGACCGCTCGGGCTGCACTTTCCCCAAGACGCTTGAAGGTCTCACGCTTCGTGGCGAGATATGCGGGATTGTTGTCCCATATCTCAATGCACATAGCGTTCTGGTGATCGGGGGCACTCAGGATCTCAAGAGGGTACTTGTAGTGCTTCCTGTCCCGTAGGTCCTTGCCACGGTCGTACAAACGACGCTCAAAGGCAGACCTCGACTTGCCGAGAAGCATGCCCTCAATCGCACGGATGTCCTCGTATGTCCTGATGCTGCTGTATTCTCTTGCCATCGTGTTCGTATTTAGCGAGTGAGGCTAAATAAGGAAACGGAGGGCTCCGTCATAGCCACGGGCAAGTCTTACAAGGGAAAGTTCAGACCAAAGCAGCCACAGAAGTACAAGGGGGATCCCAACATGTGCTTCTACCGCTCGCTGTGGGAGCGAAGGTTTATGACTTTCTGCGACGAGAACGCCTCGGTTGTCGAGTGGTCATCCGAGGAGGTCGTGGTGCCCTACATCTCGCCTCTCGACGGACGGCGACACCGCTACTTCGTTGACTTTTGGGTCCGCATCAAGAAGCCCGATGGCACCGTCGAGGAGTCCCTGATAGAGGTCAAGCCGAAGAAGCAGACGGTGAAGCCCGAGCAGCCGACCACCAAGAGGGTGTCGAGAAGCAAGATCACCGAGATCAAGAATTGGCTAGTCAACTCAGCGAAGTGGTCTGCGGCAAGAGACTACTGCGAGAACAGGGGTTGGAGTTTCCGCATCCTGACTGAGGAGAACATCTTCGGAAAGGTCAAGGCATGAGCAAGAAGGAAGCGGCAAAGGTACTGACGGCGTTCGGTCGCTCGGGGATCAGCCTTGATGATCCAAAGGCGACGAAATGGCTCGCCACAAATCTCTCCAAGATCAAGACGGGGATGCGTCAGTCCTCGTTCATCGACTCCTCCAAGACCATTACCAAGCGGAGGCAGTTGACTCCAGGCAGGATGGTCTTCTACGCCTACGACCCCAAGACTCAGGACGAACTTCCATTTTGGGACGCATTCCCTGTGGTGGTCATCCTTCACCCGAAGCCGAACGGCTTCCTCGGTCTCAACCTGCACTACCTGCCCCCGAGCGTTCGGGCTGCGTTCCTCAACAACCTGATCGACCTCGTTGATGACCCGAATTGGGCCGTCTACAACAACTACAAGGCACTCATCAAGGTCACCTACCCGATCCTCAAGGTCACCAAGAAGTTGAAGCCCTACCGACCA